ATAGCTTACTTTAAACTATAAACCCAATTAAACCAAATTTTAAAACCAATAAAATCAAATCAAACACTGGACTCGCCTGTGGTATTATAAATCTTAACACTATTATTCAAACTCTTAATTTTCTTTCTAATGCCATTGCTAGCGGGATTATACACATTATAAGCATTAACTACACTAGCATCATTATGCATATTGCTTAATCTAACATTACTACTAAAACTATTACCTACAATCACATTCTTAACTTCATTTGGATTAAAACCTAACCTACCTAATTGGTCGGCTTTCAAAACCAACCCATTCTCCATAGCTTGTTTTTGTAGTTGCAGCTCTTGCCTGCGGAGCAATGCATTGCTCAGGACACCGGCACCTGCAAGTCCCAATCCGATGAATTCAGACATAAGAAAAGCCATTGGCTGTGCCCCCCAGGTTGAACACGAGTGTGCTTTTGGACGGCCTGGGTCCCACAGGGCGTACGTCAATGAGTTCAGTCAGGTCAATGAGTGTGGTTGAGGCCCCTGTTCCTGCATAAAAATACCCGTCCACACTTAAACCTATCTCCATGAAACCAGATGCAAAGGTTAACTGCCAAACGAAAAACTGTCCGGGCATAAGTGCTGACGAGTAGTTGTTGAGCGAAAGTCCAATTGTCACTGGCAGTGGTTGGGAGCCTGTGCCGTACTGGGTCCCGTTGGCTGACCCAGCTGTGGCGTTGACGTCACCGGTGCGCCTGACGACAGACGCAAACATGATGGGTGTGTTCTTACCCACAGGTGCAGCGGCAGGAGTGCCGGGTGTGGTTACAATTCTGTCTGGTTGAGGCGTGTATGTGATGGCGCTGGCATTTGGGGTGGAGATAATACCCGAGGCCATCACAAACAATCCGGCTGGGTTTTGGGCTGTGCCAGTCACCACGGCATAAATGGACTTGGCGACAGTCTGTGCACCTGAAGTGTTGGTGGTGGGCTGGAGGTTGCCTGGTGCCCCAGTGGCAAAACCTAACTCATAGGCCTGCACAGTCGTAACGTTGGGGGCACCGCTGTTACTGTTCCAGATTGCACCAAATCCAACCCACCCCGCAGCTGGAATGCCGGGGCCGTTAAAGGGCACGAACGACATGTCAGGAAAGCCGTCTGGTGCAACCTGGGAAATGGGGTTGTCGATTGCAGACCCAGCATTGGCATACCAAAACTGAAGCACGTTGGTTGCGTTGCTCCCAGAGTAACTTGCACTGCCTCTTCGATGGTCAATGTCGCCAAACCGAGGGCTTGACCAGCCATATGTGCTGCCATTCAAGTTCCAATGCCTGTTGCACGTAGAAAACCCTCCAGGTACTGGTTGCAGTCCCACTATTTGGCCGTTCCACCTGTTGTCATTGCCAACCCCAGTAAGGACTGGGGTCGTGAGGAGGCCTGCGGGCGAAATTGAGTCAACAGTCTTGCTGGAGGGGGCTCGAATCATCACGAACTCAAAGTCTTCACTTGGCCTTGTTTCCACTGTCACCTGGATTGCACTAGTGGACCCACCAAACGGGTTGATAAGGTTGTTGTAAACACTAAGGACTAGTGTGGGAACAAGGCCAGGGTCACCAGTTGGATGGTACATGTTGGGACGCAAGTCTGGCATGGTGATGGTAACAGGTTCGAGTGAACGGGCATCGATGACAACATGAGGAAACTGCCTAACCTCCAACCCTGGTCCAATCTCGATGCCTGGTGGTATCACAGCCCGGACCAGTCGCCCACCAAACACACCTGACCCGGCAACTATGAAGCGAAACTGCATGCCACCAGCCCAGCCAGCGTACATCTGGCTCAGCACGGCTGTGAATGGGTTGTTTTGTGGAGAATGTTGGACGGTGTAAAGTATGCTGCCAGGGGCGTCCGCGACTGACCAAGTGAAAACATCATTGTAATAAAAATTTGTTCTCCATGTCTCTTGTTGGTCCACCTGTTGGGGTGGTCCGCCAATCCCTGCTGTTGCAATCGATGCGGATGAATTTTCTGCAGTGATCACGCTGGTAGTGGCCACAACGCCAGGATCCATGCCATCAGTCGTGGTTCCGGGAACTGATGCTGTGGTGGCAGTGCCCGCTGCTTCGCCTTGCGGCGCTGCACGGGCTTTGCCCTCCATAACATTCACAAATTCGTCGTCAGGTACTACCGAGACGACTCTCTTACGATCTGCAAGTATCTTCCTAGCAGCATCGTAGCTGTAAACACTGAACTGGGTGTATGCCTGTTGTCGCTCGAGCTCCCTGCAAACAAAGTTGAAAAACTCCTGGCCATGTGCAGCGGCAGCAACTTGCAGTTCCTCTAGCTGCACACCACGCTCTTCTTTGGCCAAGTCGTATGTTTCTTCAATCACCATGTGTCTAGATGTTGTTTTGCTCCACTCTAACTGTCTGAGTATGCTGGATTTGTCTAGTTTTGACACCCACCCAATGTCCGTGAGCTCGAAGGTGCGCTTCAAGAACGAGATCTTGTTGAGTGGGCAAACATCTATGAACTCTGTTTTGTCTGCGGCGGTGGGTGACAAACCGTAGTCTCTCAAATTTTCTATTATAGCAGGCAAAAGACTCACCATCATCGGAGTCATGGCATACACGCCATCATCGCCATACGTGTAGAATGGGGCGTCCTCGTACAGGTTGGAGCAGTGTAAGCCAATTTCAGCACAAGACTTGTAAACGGCTGCGGACCAAAGCAACCAATGACAAATGGAGTTGATGACCGAGGTGAAGGGCATGCCACTCGGAAGGCCACGCTTAGTTTGCACGATCATGGCGTCAAGTATGGTCATGGGGTGGGATTTCAGTGTGAGAACGACACTTTTAGTGAGTTCCGTTTGCTCACAACAATCTGCTAAGATATCAATGGCTAGCCTGACAACACACGGTGACATGGTGGAGTCCCACTTTGAGTAGTCCAAGCACAAGAAGTCGCTGGCCTTGGAGGTGAGGTTGTTGATGATGACGTCAACGTCACGAGATGTCATGTCAACGCCAACTGCAATGGGGCCAAACCGCGCGACCATCTTTAGTTTGTAGCATATGTTGTGGAAAACAGCGGCAGCACACACGGCGACACCAACGTCACAGCCCCACAACAGCCTCTTCTTTCCCTCCTTCACCTTGTCAAGAGGTCTAAGTTCATCCTTCAACCCACACGCGTATATGTGGTGAAGGGCTTTGCCGGAGTTGGCAACGCTCCAGCACTTGTAAAGGTGTTTAGCTAGGACTTGATCCATCACTCCATCTTTCACATGGTCAATCTTCTTTCCTGGAACAAAGGGCCCGCAAGAGGTTGACAGGTCTAGAGTGTTGAACGCAGCTTTAAAGTTCAGGTTTGCCTGGCGCTCCCCCTTGGTTAGGAAGCGCAAGTAGCCCAAAACGTCGGCAGCCGCTCGCTCAATAAACTCATCCACCTTGTCAAGCTTTGGCTCTTGTTGGTACACCTGTAAGTTCTTCACCGCAATGTTCATGAGTGACTTGTCACTGTCTGGGTCACTACGCCCAAGGTTGGCTGGCCTGTACCCGGTCTTATACTCATCAGGCACACCCGGGACCTTAGCATACCTGGTTCCACTAACGGGAGGTCTGGGTTCCGCACCGACGAGCCTATGTGCAGTGATGCCTCTATAGTCAATTGGCTCACCACAGAAGAAGTTTGACGTTTCATAAACTCCCTTTGTAATGGTGAGATCAATCAATGTGCACATCTTTGAAAACCCCAACAACTTGCCAGTGTGTATGGCAACAATCTTCCCGCTGGAGTCATACAACGGCAGCCCACAGTCCCCGTGGGTGGTCTGTGTGCAACCGTCATACGCCAGCACGTCAATCTTTGTGGAGTCTGACAATGTCTTCTTGATGCCATAGGTTGAGATTGGAGACTTCTTCCAGTCACAAACTGGGGTACCTTCAGCGATCTGAGCAACACTGCGGATTGACTCACCCTTGACGAGGCACAGGTCAGTGGTGGGTGAGCATGTGACAATTTCTGAGCAACTTGACCTGGCGGTATGAGTGTTGGAAATGTACAACCCGTTGCCTATGTGGATCATCCAGCCACTGCCATTGTGTCTCATGAACCCAGGTAAACCCTCATAGTCATTGTCATAAAAGCCACCATCGTCTAGCGTCTTTGGCCCTCTTGGAGTTTGTCTAACTCTGGTGCGGATGACTTCATTTCTCACTCCACTCCTGCCAACGATGGTGACCTGGTCCTCTTCAGGTCTCAGTTGTCTCCGGGTCCACCAGCTCCTGAACATGATGGAGTCTTGGTCGTCACTTCCCATGGCAGCTTTGTTCTTCATTGCAAGATACTCCTCTGCAGTCATGTCGTGTGCGTTGACGAATTCTCTACGTGCAGCTTGCCATTCATCGTACTCGTCGTTGCCCAAGTTCACTCTTGCACCACGACCACGTTTTGTCTTGCCTTTCACGCCCTGAAAAGCTTTCGTTGCAACTGCACCCAGGGCTGCCATGGTCGCAAGGTTGACAAGGTGGTTTGCACACAAGTGTGAGATCACCTCAACAAATAGGTGCGCAATCTGCCTCCAACTGAACCCAGAGATGAGGTTGGGGTCGGTGAACACGTCAACGCCTTGGTCACCGCGGTCAACGTTGTCTGATGCCACGGGGACAGGGTCCCTTGAGTACCTGACAAGTAGTCCACCGCAGGAGTGGAGTTGGATTGTGCAGTTGGAACAGATGATTGTTGTGGAAACCGGGTCGTCTGAAAAAGTAGCAGCCCCGGTGAGGGTCCTGACCAGGGTTCCATAGGCGTCCACTGGATTAGTCATGACACGCCAAATGAATTGAGCCACCTTGGTCACACCGCTGAGTCCTTTGAGGTGTTTTCTAACTGCCCAAATCAGTTTGATGAAAGAGGGGTTGATGAGCGTGGTCTGTGAGTGGAACGGTAGGATGTTGTTCACCGTTGTAACAGTGACGCCTTCGACCCCGTTGGTGATCCTGTCTAGTTGCTGTTGGGTCAAAGGGGTGCCAAGCTGGTTTGTCATATTCACACACCCCAAAACAAACTGGGGAACCATGCGCCAAAGATGTTGGAACTTACACTGGTACTCCACACACCCCTCAATCTTTGGGTCGCTCGCCCTCGATATGTGAACTTGATTGTATGGGATGTCATCTACGAAATTCTTCGCAAGTCTTGCCACACAACCATACATAACAAAGTACTGTTTCCACATGAGGAGCGCCTGGTCGTATTGGGCGTCTGGGTAGACAAAGTTAAATTTGTTGGCACCCTCGAATGAGGCCACGTCAGGGTGCTCACTTTTGATAAGGTCCAAGAGCTCACTGTACTTGTACTCCCTTGGTGTGACCTGAGACTTCACCAGTTTGTCACCAACAAACACAAACCCTGGAGCAGGCATGTTATGGGGGTAAACCTGGAAGGTTAGGTGCGACATATCCTTGCTGTAGCAGGATTTCCCCGGTTTGGAGCCATGCCTGGTGGCTTGCCAGCTTTCAACTGCCTTGTTACGTGCTTCAACAATCATAACCCTTCTATAAAATGCGCCAGCACGAGGGTGGGTCGCATTTAGTATCATGTTGGAATTTGTTGTGCACAGTAGGTACTTTGAGTTGAAAACTTTGTTCTTGTTCTCAGCCTTGTCACAGTTGAGTGGGCACGGGTTTGTGTTGACCATCTGGATAAACAGCTCAACCCAACTCTCTCCGTCGCCACAAGTGTTGAACTCATCCGCAATAGCAACCTCCTCACCTGTGTACGAGTCGAAGTGGTCAAGACCAAAATTTATTGTACTAGGGTGCTGGCAGCCCAAGTCCCGCGCAATCCTGTGGACTAAGTAGGTTTTGCCAATACCCGGGGCTCCCTTGAAAATGACAGCCACGGGCTGTGGTCTCTGCTTCGTCATGTTGATCTTCCCAAGGACCATGGTGTGTAGGTCACTTATAACCTTCTGGGATGCATTTAAGATCCCGAGATGTTGGTTGTATGATGGCAGGGTGCACCTGTTTGTTAGTGTGGTTTCCAAGTCTGAGCAGAGGCAGCTAACGATCTCGAGCTGGTCCAGCGTTGCCGCCTCATTAGCCATTTTCACAACTGTCATAACCTTTTGCTGTACACTGGTGAGGTCCTTGGCCACCATGTGTTGGTTGATAGTGATCCATAATGTTCGGATAGCACCAACAACCCCTGCAAAGGTTGTGAGCTTGCCAGCACCCTTCATGAAAGTTGTGATTACACTGTTGTTGGGCAGGTACCCGACAACAGTGGAAAAGACAAAAGCCATGAAGATGAGGCAGCCAGCAGTTGGCCCCGTGGGGACGGAGTCCTCAAATGTGTCAAACAGCCTCTTGAGCAAGTCAAAGCAGCGGTCCGTTGCACAGACCACCTTGTCCCAGAAACTCTTCACACCTTCAATGATCAAGTTGACAGTTGCCTGTACTACACCATACAGCTCCAGCAGCCTCACAAGTGTGGTGATAAACCCAGTTAAGTCATTGTTCCAGTCCATGAGGATCGCTAGCAGGTTCACGGGCTTGAACGTTGATAACATGACTGTTGTGTCCACGGCAATGACGTTGTGGAGGCCAACTAGCAAGATTGAAGCCAACGTTTTCAGGGGGTCAGTCACCTTGCGGGCACCATAAACAACCTTCTTTGCCCACTGCTTCCCTTTTTCAGTTATATTGCCGAGTTTAGTGTACCAGGTCACAGGGTTCGCGGGCCGATTGTCCAAGGCGAGCCTGAGGTTCTTCATGAAGTCTTTCCTGTCACGCGCTGCCTGCACCATTTCAACACCATACTCCTCTTCCAGCTTCGCACGTATGGTGTTATCCGAAGCTATGGAGTCGAGCAGGCTGGTGTCTCTTGATGTCAAACAGGGTTCGTCAACGTCAACAAACTTGTCCATCAGCTTCTTACCCTTTTTGAGTAATTTCTTGTCCATAAAACCCATGCTGGTTGGTGCCCCAAGCTCAACAAATAAGTCATCAACCTCCCCTTCAAAAATAGGGGTGGGAAAACTTTCGTCGAACTGGTAAGCACAGGGAATAACCTTATTTAATGCCTTGTAGTGCTTCAAGAAACGACTGCGGCGCCGCCAACGACCGCAGTCGTGTATGTAGACACGATTGCACAGGCAGACAGGTCCAAACTTGTGTTTCTGTTGGGCTATGGAACACAAGCAAACATCACCAAGATCCTCTAGTCCAAAATTACCAAATCCGTTAAGCCATTTGCCACACTTGTTACATGTCTCTAGAGGTCCTTCTTTTCCGTTTTGTCCCGGAAAAACTGGCCAAGCCAGTCTTCCGGTTGCCCGAATACAACAGGGAGGGGTCTTGTCCCTGAGGTCCAGGAAGAAATCCAAGGGTTTCTTTTCTGGTAAAATAGCAGTAGTCATGCCAGTAAGGCGCGACATAGCCGCCATAACTTTCAC